CGGGGGCAAGTGCAAAAGTACCAGCGGAAAATCGCCAGTGACGCGGCGATAGAGCCCGTTGGAATCGACACGGACATCGCAACCACCGACTAACGCGAGGAGCAAAATGAAAGCGCGAAAGATTGACTTGCGAGACTACGTGCCGCCCGGTGTGGACGGTCCAGTGGAGAAGATCAAGGTTCGGCAGACGTTGGCGAACCTGATTACCCACCCTGGACTCAAGTTACCACCGAAGGAATTGATTATCAGTGGCATCTTGGCAGACACGATTGAAAAGAGCGGGCAAGAAGTCCTGGTGGACAAAAGAGACTACGAGACAATCACCAAGGCTCTGGACAAGATCGTGCCGGAACTTGGCCTTGGTCGCGCTCACTACCCGCTGATGGATCGTGTTTACAATGCACCAGAGGTTAACGTGGACGAGTCTAAGCCGGAACCGGAGAAGAAATGACACAACTCTATTGGACAACGTTAACGGTCGAACAGTGGGAAAACATGACCGTTGAAGAGTGGGCGACGATGCTCATTGAGCCGCCCCCGGATGGGGTTGCGACGGTCCTCTTTGTGGCTAGTGTCGATGGGACCTATGTGGAAGCTAATGTGGGGGTGATTGGAATGGCTGTTGCTTGTGTTATTGGGATCGAGGGGACTTATGAAAAGGCACCTGAGACCTCCGTCGAAGGGTCTTACACGGTAGCCCCTCTAAGCATAGATCCAACTTATGTGGCCAAAGAGCCAGTAGACCTAGACCCCACCTATGAACCCTCTACGACGGGAGTAGAATGATGGGACTTGACTACTTACCTTATAAGAATTCGATTGACGTATTCGTAGAGGAGTTTCAAGACGCTGCCACAGAAACGGAGATCACTGACGCGACCATGACCTTTTCCATCTACGATACTAATGGAACTGTCATTTCTGGTATTGAAGACATTTCCATGACTTACCAGGGGAGCAACGGTCACTATCGAGGATCAAAAGACCTTGGTACGCTCCTGACCGTGAACACTAGCTATGATGTGGTCATTACTTGCACTAACTACCCCTTCCGTTCAGTGCAACGGTTCCTATGTGCAGAGCGTCCTTTCGTTGAGGATTGAAAAGTGGAAGTAGACAACCTGGAAAAAGTGATTAGTGCTTTGAAGCGTCAAGCGAAGATCCGTTTCTCTTCGCCGAATGGGAACCATGAGAGTGTCATTGTTGGCTATACCGCAAGCTATGCCGTCTACGTGCATGAGAACCTGGAAATGAAACTGAAGGGCCAACCGAGAAAAGGTGCTGGACACGGGGGCAACTATTGGGATCCCCCCAACCGTGGGCAGAGCAAGTACCTCGAGGAACCAGCTAGGAACCTGTCCAACGACGGTACTTTGACCGAGCTGACTGCGAAAGCTATGCAGAAGGGGGCCACCGTACAAGAGGCTTTGTATGTAGCTGGTCTTCGTATACTCAGAGACAGTCAAAAGGTCGTCCCAGTAGATACGGGTAACTTGAAAGCAAGTGGTTTCTGTAGGAAAGAAGTATGAGTGGTTCTTTAGACCATAGCCCTGACCAGATCCTGCGTGAACTCCTAATCAACTTAGGAGGGGGTACTGACCCTGATGATAGTGGGAGTTGGCCAATCTATGCCGTTAGAGAACCAGAGACACCCGACAATGTGATTACGATAACTGGAACCACGGGCTACTTGAAGGCCCGAGTGATGAGCGGTTATGTGTATGAACACCCTGGAGCCCAGATCAGAATCAGAGCGTATGATCAATCAGCCGCTTACGTAAAGGCGAATGCACTCGCAGTCCTCATAGATGCTATAGCGTTGAAAACGGTTACATTGGACTCTTCCACTTACGTTGTATTCAACGTAAAGCGGACGGGGCCAATTCTCAATGTCGGAAAGGAAGTACCTCAAAGTAAGAGGCACGTTTACACTATCAACGTCGTTGTAAATCTACGACAAACTTCTTAGTAGGAGAGAAACTTATGGCAAATCCCTCAACAACTGCCCGGTCAAGTCCTGGTGGGATCCCCCTACATGACGGCTACTCTTGTCTCATTGCGTTTTCAAGAGATGCGGACGTCTCCTTTTGGGAAAAGACAGTCCAACCCCCTGGCTACGACGGTGGAGACAAGATCGACTTCACCACGATGCACAACGACAGTTGGAGAACGTTCGCTCCCAGGGCCCTCATTACCCTGACGGACTCCCCAATCACGGTGCTGTACGATCCGAACTTCTACTCTCAGATCCTGTCCCTGATCAACATGGAAGGGTCTGTTACCGTTCACTTCCCCGACGGGAGTACGCTCGACTTTTGGGGCTTCCTCAAAAGCTTCGAACCGTCTCCCCTGGTTGAAGGTGAACCGCCGGAAGCCACGGTCAACATCGTTTGCACGAACTGGGATCCAACAAACAACGTCGAGGCTGGACCAGTCTTCACAAACGTTTCCGGAACCTAAATCGTTTTCTTCTCCACTGTGTTGGGGTGGGCTTCGCACACCCACCCTGACACGGTAGGACCACACTTTCAAAGGAGCAAGTTATGGATCAAAACCAAGACCTAACCCCCATCGACTTCTCAACACTCAAATGGATTACAATCCCTGTCACAGTCTGTGACCAGAAGTATATCCTGCGTGAAGCCGACGAAGCTGCCGCTCAGAACTTCAGAAACGCCCGAATGAAGGGCATGAAGATCAACCAAGATGGCAAGGTGGTTGGACTCCCAGAAAATCCGGCTGGCCTTCAAAAGTTGCTTGTCTCTCTGTGCTTGTTCACAGAAGGAGAGGACGGCAAACCTGACAAACAGGTACACATCAACTCCCTGGATAAGTGGCCAGCTCGCGTGATCAAAACCCTCTTCGAACGTGCTAAGCGAATAAGCGGCCTCGAGGAGAAGGAAGACACGGTCGAGGAGCTCGAGAAGAAGTTGGAAGAAGCCAAGAAGCGTGAGGAAGCAGCAAAAAACTCCTGAACCGGCATGAGGGGTGGCTGATCTTCGCAGATCACTACAACGTTAAGGAACCCCTCTGGGACGTGATGTGCGAGATCAGCCACCGTGAAATGTCGGTAAGGCTAGCCTGGATTGAGCAACAGTCAGAAAAGGAATGGACCAATCCAACTCCAACGCAATACTACCTCATGAGAGTAGCTCAACGCACAATCCAGGCACGATGTGCTCGAGCGGCTGACGCTCGCAAGGTGACTCTCGAGCAGCAGAAAGTCGTTTTCCGCAAACCAACTTCTAAGACCAAAACTCCTAAACCCCCTGTAGAGAACGTAAATCCTAAGATGTTTACTGCCTTCAGCAAGCAAGTGTGGCTGGCCAGAACCAGTCTTGCAGCTTCAAGGAAGGCAAGAATAGAAGGGACGATGCACAATCATGGCAGCTGAAACTGAACTAGAACGGATGGTGATCCGCCTCGTTGGTGAGTCTTCGCAGTACATACAAGAACTACAGAAGGCTCAGCAAGAGAGTAAACGGTTCGTCAACCGTATCGGTGGCCTCATGCAACGGACTGCTCTCCAGATGAGGAGCATCGGCCTCCGCTTGGGGCTAGCAGTCACGGCCCCTCTTACTGCTCTGGCTTACAAAGCCCGAAGTGAGTTTTCAAACTTCCAGGCTTCACTGAGTACAATGGAAGGGCTTGTCGGCCTATCTGCTGAGACCGTGGAAGGTTTCAAGGAAGAGATCCTAGCTCTAGCTCCAGCCGTGGGTAAAGCCCCCGCTGAACTGTCAGAAGCTATGTTCTTCATCACCTCAGCGGGCCTCCGTGGGGAACGTGCCTTAGAAGCCTTAGAAGTCTCAGCAAAAGCGGCCGCCTCCGGCATGGGTTCCACCAAAAGTGTCGCTGATGCAGCAACCTCTGCGATGAACGCCTATGGCCATGAGAATCTAAGTGCTACTCGCTCTGTCGAAATTCTAACTGCTGCTGTTCGTGCTGGTAAGGCCGATGCTGCTAGTTTCGCACCCCAATTCGGCCAACTCCTACCGTTAGCTAAGTCCCTTGGCATCAGTTTTGAATCAGTCGCAGGTAGTCTCGCCTTCCTCACTAAGACCACGGGTAACGCTAGTCTCGCATCAACAGGATTCAAGGGCGTCTTGCGAGCCGTGAACAAGCCTGCCAAGGAAGTGGAAAAGCTTTTGGAAGAGCAGGGAGTTTCTCTAGCGAAGTTGCAAGAGAACTTCAGCAATATGTCGTTTGATCAGGCTCTCTTCCAACTCAAGGATGCCCTTGATGAAGCTGGTATTCCACTCAAACGGTTCTTTACTGACAGTGAAGGCTTAACTGCTGCACTCCAGTTCACGGGTGAAGCTAGTAGCGACCTGTCTGCAGTCATCGGTGACGTAACTGACAGCATAGACATTGTGGATGATGCTTTTGGTAAAACCGCCAAGACGGCAAAGCACCAGTGGAACGCTGCGATGGCAGAGATGAGAACCCTTATGATCGAACTTGGCGGCATGATTGCCCCGTTCATGGGGGAACTGATTGACTGGGGCGAGTATGCGATGCAGATTTGGAAGGGCCTAAGCGACGGTACGAAGGAGTTCGTCGTGGCAGTAGGTGCTGTCGTTGCAGGGGTGAGTCCAGCCCTGCTCATGGTAAGCACACTTATCACTTCCATTGGGACAACCCTGCCAATCGCTATTATGGCTGCTAATGCTGCTTTCACGGTACTGAGTGCCAGTATGACTCTCATCGCAGCCCATCCTTTCGTTGCTACCCTTGCCGTGCTGACTACTGCTTACGTTGCCTACCGTCACGTGGTAAACTCCGCCAACAGAGAGATGGAAGCGTTCAGTGAATCTACTAAGAAAGTAACACACACCGGACAGGCTCTTATACAACACAACAACCAGATCGCTTTGGAGTTGCAAGACCTTGCCCAGAAGAACGAACTTAACACTCAGGAAATGACCAGGGCAAAAGCAATCATTGTGGAACTTGAAAAGAGTTACGGTGATCTAGGTATTAGTGTGGATCAAACAACGGGTCAAATAACTGGTTTGACCAGTGGCTTCAAAGAAATGGAAGAAGCACAGAGACGGCAACAGAAGGTTCTCCTAGAAGCAAAAATCCGGGATCTGACTGAGGAGTTCAAGGCCCAAGAAAAGGAGTTGAGGAAGTACACCGAGGCCTGGAGCATCAACGCCTATCGTGCTTACAAGAGCTATTTCACAGATGCAGAAAGTGATATTACTGACAGCATGTCCAGCATCCAATTGAAGCTCATGGACGCTCAAAATGCTCTTAAGGCACTGACCAAAGGCCCGGAAGATGCCGTGAAAGAAGTCAAGTTAGACATTGTTCAAAAACAGTACACGAACACAGACTACCCCATAGCCCGCTTTTGGAGTAAGGCTATGAAGACCCTCAGTGACGGTGCCGCACAAGGTAAAGCGGCCTTAGAGGAAGTACAAGACGGCATCCGCGAAGCCAGTGAAGAGATGGAACAGTGGAATGAGTACGTGCGACGGGGCAACCAGATCACAAAGCAGTATATGACTCCCCAAGAAAAGTATGCCGCTTCGATGAAAGAACTCGACACGCTCTTGGAAACAGGGGCTATTGGACAAGACACCTATAAGCGTGCCGTGAAGGGTGCTAAGGAAGAGCTACAATCTTTAAGCCGAACTGTCCGTGGTGAAGTGTTGGATGCTCTAGGGGCTGGCACGATGGAAACTGCTGTAGCTTTGGAAAAGTACCGTGCTGGATTGAAACAAGAAGCCCTACCAGAACTTCCTGGTCTACCTACTGCCGGACACGAAGAGTGGACTGCCACTACCACCAATCAGACCACTGTCTCTACTGCCCCAAATACTGCTGAGGAGCGTATCGCTGCCGGAGTGGAAGCCCTGGTAGAAATGTCCCAAGACGCTGGTAATTCCTGGATCATAAAACCTCTTGGACTGAAAGGTCTCTAATGTCTGCTACTGTTCAAGGACTACGAGCAACGTGGGGTGGGGACCGTGACCAAGAAGGTCATCGCACCTATCATGTCGTCCATATCGTAAGGGCCTTGAGGTCTGATGGGCCTTATGTCGTTATGCAAGCAAGTGGCCTCCCAGTTGTAGGTAGTTCATGGGCCTTCGGCAACGACTTTGACCCGTGGGCTTTCTGCACGCCTGAGATGCGTGTGTCAATCCATAAGGAGAAAGAAGGGGACTTTTCTTCTCGAACAAACAGTCTGCAATACTGGAGGGTCCGTCAGACCTTCACAACGAAACCCTTGAACCGTTGCCAGGATGAGAGCATTGAAGACCCCTTGTTAGAACCACCAAGATACGGTGGATCCTTTGTCAAGTATGTTAAGGAAGTGCAGAAGGACAAAGATGGTAATGCGATCCTTACCAGTTCCCGTGAGTTAGTCAAAGGTTCCCTGGTAGAGTTCGATCACAACCGTCCAACTGTTTGGGTAGAAATGAATAGTGCCTCCTTGGGCCTCTCTACGTTCGCAGCTATGGTTGACAACGTCAACGACGGTGCAATGTGGGGTTTGAGTGCTCGTTGCGTCAAACTCAGCAACGTAACCTGGGAACGCAAAATCTACGGTACTTGCGACTTCTACTACACACGACGGTTCGACTTCGACATCCGTTACGATACTTTCGATACCAGTCCCATCGATTCAGGTGTGAAAGCCTTTGGCCACTGGGACCCAGAAGACAAGGACACTTGGACTACGACTGACCATCTACTAGCTTACAAAGACAAACAGGGGAACTACGGTCGCGTGATGCTGAACGGTGCTGGAATTCCTATCGCAGACGATGCCGACCCAGTCAACATCCCCGGTGCCCCCGTCGAGTACTATCCAGAAACTAACTTCTTTATCCTTGGCATCCCAGCCAGTTTCTAAGGAGATAACCTATGAGTGACGAAATTGAATTCCGTGGTGGATTTCATATCCGTAAAGATTCCGGGCAGGATATCCAATTCGAGCACACAACAAAACCCACTACCTTCAAGGCTGACTTGACGGCCAGTGTACCGAAAGGCCCTACCCCTGGCTCCATCACAGCAACGGTTGCAGGGGTCAACGTAGACTTGAGTCAGCTAACTACTCCAGGGTTCTGTTGGATTATGAACCACGACCCTACTAACTATGTAGAGTACGGTATCTGGGACCCTGAAGGGTCTAAGTTCTATCCCCTCGGCGAATTAGGCCCCATGGAGTTTGTACCTCTCAAACTCTCAAGAAACATCCAACGAGAATACATGACCGGTACCGGGACCACGGGTGCCGACACTAATCGTCTTCGCATAAAAGCTAATACAGCCTCTTGCGAAGTGAGCGTCAACGCCTTCGAACGATAAGGAGCAACTTCAAATGTCAGGACCACACTTTGAACCAGAAGACAACGATCCTCTTTTCGAAAAACCCCACGAACCGAAAGATCTCCCAGTAGGTTATGGTCCTCCGCCGGAAGGGTTCGATGGTGATCCAGCCCTTCTAGGACCACCCCCTTCAACCAACTTAACAGATCGCCTCACGGTAATAGACATCGTCTATTATCAACTAGTTGGTGAAGGCGTCGAAGAAGACGAATGCCGTTTTGAACGGAGCTTACCCTGCATTGAAGAACAGCCCTACAAGAGACGGTTGAAGGCCACAGAAGAAGCTGCCCCCATCGACCCGAAGTGGGTAGAAAATCCAAGCATGGTTCGCATCGTAAATCTCGAGGGTAAGTTCTTGCAAAGGCACCCTACGCCCGAACAGTTAGAAGAGGCAGAAGGGAAGGTTTTAGAACTAGGGTTGTTAGAACTCACGGAGCCCTTGTTCCTAATCCCCCCAGGAGAGTGTCAACGATTCACCCCCAACTTGCCTGTAAACCAGTTCACAATTCGCAGTCAATGTGGGATTGCCCGTTACATCCTCCAAGTCTATCCGGGATAACTCACTATGCCTCCTGAATTTTATCTACCGAACGCTGACGACGTTAAGATTCTACAGGACTTGATCCGTAGGGAAGCTGCTCGTAGGCTCAACGCCTCTATCTCAAGCGAGAATCTCGACCTATGGTATCCCTCAGAAGTCTTCGTAGCATACACTCCTCTAGGCGGTATACCTGTCATGGAGGTAGTCGACGGTGAATTCGTTCCTGGACAAGCCCTCTGTCGAATTTACCGTATCCTGCGAGGATCGTCAGAGGCTGAACTTAAACGGGTCTACGCTTTCAACGAACTGGTCTATAATATAAGCTGTGCCGTGGCTATCCCCGCAAGCGTTTTCATTGTTATAATGAAAACTAAGTGGGGGGAGTGGGTGGGCTTCTGTCCAGGAGGAGACTCGTGTGCAACTTGTGGAGAAACCGGGACTGGTACTGGGACTGGGACAGAGAGCGAAACGGGGACTGGCACGGGTACGTGCGAAACCCTCGGAGACTCTTTCGACATCCACGATGTTCCAGAAGTAACAACCCCTTCCCTAAACGATTGGGTTCTACTAGTAGGTGCTGACGGTTGCGTGAGTAAGATTTCTGCTGAGAACTTCTCTGACTGGGTGTGTAACCGTTGTGATGAAACTGGGACAGGTACAGGCTCTGACGAAACAGGTACAGGATAATGGCTGGTCCAGGCACAGAACTCAGCACACTCCTACACCGTATGGGCATCAATGCCAAAGATGGTCAGTGCCGATGCAAAGCCCACATCCGTGAGATGGATAAGAAGGGGTGTCACTGGTGCTCGAACAACATTGGAACAATCATAGACTGGCTGAAGACGGAAGCCACCCGTCGCAAGCTGGTATTCAATCGTATAATAGCTAGAAACCTTGTGAGGCTAGCTATTTGGAGGAGCCGGAAGAAAGCGGCTCAAGAACACCCTTAGTCCATTGGAGCAAGTTATGACTAAGCATGGAAAAGTCGTTTGGCAGTATGGTGTCACCACGGTCCCAGAGCGGTTGGAAACTCTCCTACCCGACACCCTCAAATCCTTAGAAGTTGCTGGCTTCCCAGAACCTCGACTCTTTGTCGACGGTCCTTATTCTTCTACAGCAAAAGCCCTTGGCCTGCCCACTACTTACCGTGACCCAAAAGTGCGAGCGTTCGGTAATTGGGTTCTAGCCCTTTGGGAACTCTACTTACGCAACCCCCATGCAGACCGTTATGCTATTTTCCAGGATGACCTAGTAGCTTACCCCCACCTGCGAGAATACCTCGAGCGGTCTGTCTATCCCCATCAGCATAACAATATGCAACCGGGCTATTGGAACCTATACACCTTTCCAATCAATCTGACCCTCTGCCCGAAAGACTATATCGGCTGGTATCCTAGCGATCAGTGTGGCAAAGGAGCCGTTGGACTTGTGTTCTGTAAGGATGCTGTGACTACCCTCCTTAGCCAGTCTCACACAGTAGGTCGCCCTCAAAATATCAAACGGGGTCATCGGGCTATAGACGGGGGTATCGTTACTGCTATGCGAAATGCACGGTGGCGAGAGTACGTACATAACCCCTCCCTAGTTCAACACACTGGCACAGAAAGCACCTTAGACAATCGTCAGCATGACCTTGCTGACAGCTTCCGCGGTGTCGACTTTGATGCACGTAAACTTATTGAAGAAGCCAACGATCCACGGCAAGTCAACCCCAAACGAGGTAAGGTAAAGACCAATCCCCGCTGGGACCGCTTCTTTTTCAAGGAGGCCCTTGACCTACTCAAGAACGTAGACAATCCCACTATCCTAGAAATAGGTGCTATCCGCGACGCTAGACCAATCGCTGCTCGGGCAGATGGCCATGCCACGGTAAAGTGGGCTGAAAGCGGTTATCGTACAATTACGCTTGACACAAGTGCTAAGGCCCTAGATATTACTCGCCGTTTGATTAACGATGCTCCTAACGTAGAGCTAATCCACGGTGATGGTCTTGCTTACCTTGAAACCTTCCAAGGGCAAATCAACCTACTCTACTTAGACGGCCCTCACCCTGCCAAGGAAGACGGTGTTAGGTTCAGCCTACTGGCCTATACTAAGGCTCTCCCCAAGATGCCGAAGGGCAGTTTGATCCTAATCGACGACTGCGATATTACCCCTGGCAAGGGCGATCAAATGGTTCCCAAAGCTGTTCGCGACGGTTGGAAGATTCTGAAGAAGGACCGCCAAGTCTTACTCCAACGTACCACGGCTCCCCAAGAAGAACCACTACTTGAACCACAAGAACCTGAGAAAGATGCTGACACCCCAACCATTCCCTACACTACTAGCGGTCAGGAAATTGTCGACTTCTTGCGAGATGAAGCTAAGGTAACGAGCCGACCTAAGTCCAAACCGAAGGCTAACAAGGAGATCACCCTGATCGGGTATAGTTGTGCGAACGGCCTCGGCGAACTCAACCGTCAAATCGCCAAGTACGTAGGTATCGACTACTGGCGAGTCATCCGTCATAAAGTTCTTGGCAAGCAACCCATCCCTAAAAGCATCAAACCAGCAACAGAAGTAGACCTCCCCAACGGTATCCTACTCTTCACAGAAACACCCTTCCTAAAACCCCAACAGTTGAAGGCTATCAAGGACCGTGGGGGACGTATCGTTAGCGTCCCCATGCTAGAGTGGACTCCAAAACCTGCCACAGAACCGTGGACAGACTACGTTGACTTGTGGATTTGTCCAACCCGCCAATGTTACGTTACCCTCTCAGAAGAGGGATACCCCTGCGTGATGTTCCCTTGGCCTATTGACCTCGAGCGGTACACCTTTATCCCTCGAGACACCTTGGAATCCTACCTCTTCATAAACGGATTCAGTGGTGGCTTCAGGGGACGCAAAGGGGCAGCTACCGTCAGGCAAGCCTTCTCAGAAGTCGGCTCTAGTCCACTTGTAGTCAGTTCCCAAGAGCGTGACCTAAACCAAAGGGAACAGTGGAAGAAGTATGGTACTCTCCTAGACCCAATCCAAAGTAATCGCTACCTCTACACCGTGGGAAGCGTATTGCTTGCTCCTCATCACTGCGATGGTCTCGGCCTAGAACCTATGGAAGCGATGGCTTGTGGTATGCCAGTAATAACCCCTGACGCTCCACCGTGGAATGAGTTTCCAGCCCTTGCAAGACTCCCGGTTCAACAAGAACGTAAGCGTATCCGCCGACCCTTACCGTGGGTAAGTGTGGACCCCCTTACTTTGCGCGAACGCTGTGAGGAACTTCTAGGCTCCTCTATCAAGGAACATAGCCGTGAAGTGCGAGCGTGGGCTGAATCACGCGATTGGACTAAGTGTGCTAAAACCTTCCAACGATTAGTGCAAGGAGAGACCTGATGCACAAGGCACAACGGTTCCGCTCGAGACGGATGAGCAAGGTAGCTCTAAAAGAGCAGCTTCGGCGGCCGCGACCTCAGCTTAGAGAACACTTCCGCCGAGACAAGAAGTTCAAGGTGATAGCCGTTACCCCAATCCACGAACCTGACGCTCGCAGGTTCCTACCCCAACTCCTGTCTGAATTCTTACGGTTGGACTGGGGTGTCGTTTGGCACATCAACAACATTTGGAACCCTGACCTGCTCGATCAAATTCAAGGCTTTAGAAACACCGTGGGCTGGACTGAAACCAATCAAACCAACTATCGCAAGTCTGACGGGTGGCGAGCCTTGGAGTTAGCACAGCTTGCAGAACCTGAGTGGGTAGTCCCCCACGACGCAGATGAAACGTGGGAGCCGAACGCTCCAAAACTCCTCGAGAAGCTTCTGAACCACCGTGCCCTTTATGTCGTTCCCTGGTATAACATCTGGGCACAGACCGATGGAGAGCTACTTATCCGCATGGACAAGCCTTACCTCGGCGTTCGCCCACGGCTCTACCCAGTCGGCCCCTGGCGATGGGAATACCGTAACACGCTCACAGCTTCCCCTTATTGCTGCCAGTGTAACAACTCCCTCCAAACCTTATCCACGGGGAGCGTTCGTGTACTTCACTGGGGGTTCTCCACCCAAGACTTGCGAGAATACCATCATGCCCTATGGAATAACAATAAGGCGGAAGATAGTGACTACTGGTCTTGGATGATGGAAAAGCCCCCACTCCTAAAACCCTTTGACCCCGATTGCATCCATGAAAACTTCCACCACACAGACCACGAAGAGATCCGCCTTATTCTCAGGAAAACCCCTGGGACGGGGTGGCTTAACTTCGACGAGGCGTGGCTTCTGTACCGAACGGCTGAGCAGACACGAGGTCCAATTTTAGAAGTGGGTTCCTACCACGGTAAATCTACTGTCCTACTCGCCCACCTGGGACGTCCTATCTACAGTGTAGACCCCTTCCTAGGTTTCGACAAGGGTGACCCAACTGGAGACAAGACCGCTCGAGCCTTCTACAGGAACATTCGTCCCTACCACCGTCTCATAGAACACTCTAGGAAACGTGTGGAAGATTGGACTCCTCAACCTTGTGGGTATGCTTACCTCGACGGGGATCATAGCTACGAAGGCACCGTGGCACAAATCAAAACGGCCCTGGAGTGTGGAGTTTCTCGCATAGCTGTCCATGACTACAACGACCACGGTGGGGGACTCAAGGTGAAACAGGCTTGTGTAGAGTTGCTTGGAAAACCCTACGATCGTCGTAGTAAGATGGCCGTGTTCATTGTCCCCCCTAAAGAAGAGGAAGCTTGATATGAAAACTGCTGTAGTTGCCGTACCCCATAACGATTGTGAAAAGTCTCTACAGTCTATGTTGGAAGCAGTAGGCTATCAGGTGTTCAGACCAGGAGACGGTCTCTTACGAGCCTACAACAGATTCAACCGACAGCCCCTTCTCCACAGACTTCCAGTACATAACACCGTGAACGGTATCGATCTGTTTGTCATAATCAAACACTTCTACAACTACCCTCTCCGTAAACGGTTCCCCACCCTAAACGGGAAGGTACTCTGGTTCGACATCAACGGTGGCATCCCAGGATCCACTCTAAGTAAAGATCAGTATAAAGCCCTTCCACTCAGAACCCCTTGTCCCTACTTGGGTGCCAACAAACACTATCAGGATTCTAAGTGTAGTGGACCTCGATACGTGACTTACATTCCCATGGTTGACCGTGGTCGTTTTGAATGCTTGCGACACAAGCCAGAGCAGTCCCCAGTCTGTCTAGTTCACAACGTAAAGCATTGGGGGTACGGTAGTCTCGTCCAGCCCCTACGCAATAAAGTCCGGTTCTATGGTAGTCACGGTTCTCCAGCTGGACTTCTCCCTTCAACGAAAGTCCCGCAAACATTGCGAAAGGCCCTTTGCTACGTACACGTGAAGGGGCGGGACTGTCCTGGCTACAGTCTCTATCAAGCCCTGCTCGCTGCTTGTCCAGTCATAGTCCTAGACCGGTTCATAGAACGAACTGGCTATAGCGATCTATACGAGCCTGGAGTGACCTGTCTAGCCGTGAAAGACCCTTGGAAACTGCCCCCGGAAAAACGCTTTCCAAAAATCGTAGCTGGGGTGGAAAAGGCGATCGAGGCTCTAAAGGACCCAGAGTACAATCAAACTATCGGCCTTGCTGGCCGTCAACGTTTGAAAGAGTTGATGTGGAATCCACGCGAAGACGCGGAAACCTTCAAACATTTCCTCGAGGAAAACTATGGCCCTGGTACTACCTAACTCCGTGTTCGTCCATGTCCCACGAGCCGGGGGACAGTGGTTCAGAAAGACCGTAGCTGCTTCGCTGAGCCCTGGCTTGCGTAGGAGGCGTCGGGAAAGCGACCGTCACAATGCTATCGCAGTCTACCATTGTAGCTACTCCGAATTGCCCATCGACTTCCAGTTAAGACCTTGCTTCGGCTTTATCAGGCATCCCCTACCGTGGCTTCGTTCTCGATGGACCCACCAGAGACAGTTCGGCATCAGCAATCGTGCTACTGCTCCAATCCACAAGCAGTTCAACTCCTGTTGGAAGCCCACGTTCCCAGCCACGGTAGAATCGATCTTAGGCACTTGTCCGGGGTTAGTCACCAAGACCTTTGAATACATGCTCGACGGTTGCACGTTCATAGGTCGCGTGGAAGACTTCCCAAGAGCCCCCATCCTAATCCTTCGCATGTGCAACGAACGGTTCAACGTGAGACCGTTCTTAACGACAAAACCTGTAAACAGTACGGGCAGCCTTCCAGAAAACCAAAAGGACCTCCACTTACCACCGTCGCTACAGAAAGAGTTTTTGCATTCAGAGTCTGCCTTTATTTCCAAGTGGTACGGCCCTGACTGGTATTCTCCCGTTCGTATTCAGATCAGTTCATAGAGGAAAGCCATGGACCAGCTTAGAATCTATTATATCGGCAAGTTCCAACTGGACTTTGCTACGGAGCGATATGTTCAGTGGGCTTTGGAAAACCGCCACGGGTGCAACGTGATGCGATACAAGGGCCAATCTGTTGAGGACGTGAAAACCATCCTAAAAGAGTACCGTCCCCACGTAGTCCTCTTCAGTAAGGTAGAACCCAAGTATACGGCTAGACTCCTAGAGTGGTGTCGTGAAAAGCGTATCCTCACGGTAGCTTGGATTTGGGATCTTTATTGGGGGTGTCGCAGCGAGCGTCCAAAACAGTTTAGGGCAGACATGCTTTTCACTACGGATGCAGGTCACCAGAAAGAGTTCAATGCGTACCGCACCAATCACAAAGTCCTGCGTCAAGGCATCCACGAACCTCACCACCGTATGTACCTTCCTCCTCAGTATAAGAACAGCGGTGGTCAGATAACTTCAGAGTATCTACACGACGTCGCCTTTGTTGGTGGTGCTACCGGTCATCCCAGCCGTACAAAGCTAGTCCGCTGGTTGAAGCGTACCTATGGTCCCAGGATGATCCACCATACGAACGTTCGGGGTCTTGATTTGAATAGAGCCCTGGCACGAGCAAAAGTGGTAGTGGGAGATACGTGGCCTAGTCGTCACTACTGGTCCAACCGTATCTATGAGATCTTGGGTCGTGGGGGGTTTCTATTACACCCAAGAACAGAAGGTCTCAGCCGGGAGTTTACAGACCGTGTTCACTACGTTGCCTATGAACGTGATGACTTTCCTAGGCTTCGCAGGACCATTGATCATTGGCTTTCCAACGAAGCAGAACGGGAGGCAATCAGAAACCGTGGCTTCCAGCTAGTTGGTCGTCACTACACCTACACCGTGCGAACAGCAACTCTCTTAGATTGCATCCGCACCAGACTTGGGAAAACATGAATGTATGTGCGGCCCCCTGCCCGTGGTCTCACCTGCGAGAATCAGTAGGCAAGTATGCTCCAACTTGCTTATGCTGAGAGGGTGGGGCAGGGGCCGCACTCTTTACCTACCTAGTAGCCCCTCATAGGTGTATAAACACTAGTAGGGGGGCTGTTACCCCTAGTTAGTGCAGCTTACGCCCCTGCCCTGCCCTTGCCCTACCCTACCCTACCCCCGTGCCAAGGCCCCTGGCTTGCTGTCTAAGCTAAGGCATGGGGGTGGCCAGTATGCCAAGCCCTACCCCGGCACCGTGGCTGTATGGCACCCTATGTAATAGGTGCCCCTGTAGCCCCTATAAGTAGGGTATACCCCACTTATAGGCACTAAAAAACCCCCCGCTACCCAAAGGGCAACGGGGGGCGACACCCTACTACCAGCCTATACCAGTATACAGGCTATACAGGCTTGATACGGATACCGTCGTATCCGTGAGTCTCAGCGTACTTCCGGGCGGTAGCCAAGTCTTTGCATGGCTTCCACTTCCTGCCCACTAGAATTTCTGTGCGGTTATTGATTCGCCACACATGACGGCGGACTTGGAGGTAGCGTTTACTTCTTGGTGGGACTTTTGGCACGAGCCTTCTTCCTTTCCTTGGCTTGCTTGCGAAGTTTAGTCCAGTCCTGTTGGGAGCGGGGAACAAGTCCGTGGGCTTCCATCAGGGCACAATAGCTTGCGTACTCGACCTTTTCAGCCTTAGTCGGCTTGATTGCTTTTGGGGCCATCGGTGCCTCCGGTGGTTGGGGTTGATGTTGTTGGAAAAACGTCGATCGGAGCGAAGGAGATTCTAACGGTGTTGGGGTCTACTTCTAGAACCCTGCGAAGTATGGGGCTATCACTCGGCCACGTAACTTCGAACAGGATGGGCATACCTTCGTATCTGACTACAAATTGAAAGCCAGGACGAATCTTGGCCCCAAAGTGGGCAGCAACAGCCCTGAGAAAGTCCTTGCGATTGCTCTCCAAGATGATACGGGCTCTGTCGCAAGCCTTGCTATGCCTTTCCAGGAATGCTTGCTTTTCGTCAGCGAGTTGCTTTGGCTTTTCTACGGAAGCCAGAAACCGCCCTGCGAGGTTAGTGATCTTCAAACGTGCATCCATGTGGTTGCTCCTCAGTTCTTGGGATGGATGTGGATTTTGTTGTAGGTACGACCGGTCTTTTCGTCGGTCTCCTTGGTCATGGTGACCTTGCAAAGGCCACGCATCGCCACAGCGACGATGTTCTTTCGCACGGTGCCTTGAGCCTGTCGTGGATTGCACCGTACAGCAAGGTTGATAAGATGCCCTAAAGCGACGGCTACTTCAGGCTCTTTATTTGTTGGAATAGGGACCGTCACCCTGTTGATCAGGTCTAGGAAAGCCCTGACTCTTTCACCCAAACTCTCTGCTGTCTCTAAGTAACGTGACATTTCAAACTCCTTGTGGTTGTAGTTGGTTGTAGTTGGTTGTAGTTGGTGGTAGAACCCCCGACCAGCCGTGAAGGGACTGGCCGAGGGGGACGCAAGTAAACTAAGCCACCCAGATCAAGCTTTCGATCGCTCGAGTCACGGCAACGTATTTGAGATGATACTCCTGCCCTTTCGACCAGTGGCTTTTCGCCATTGGATGGGGGAGTGGTGCATCTTTGAGGATTATGAAGACCCTTTCGGATTCCAACCCCTTTGCCTTGTGGATGCTGCTGAAGAGGATGCCCTTTGGGGTGAGTAGCTTTGGACCACGGGGTTTTCCACCAGGGCCTAACTCGGTCTTACAAGATTTCTTGGGGCAACGGTCCAGTTCCTCTGAGAAGTGGTTCTGGCACTTAGGACACACCTTGCCGGAGAAGATGAGGTTGATATTTTCTACCACATCCTCGACCGTTTTGGCTCCTTCCGTAAAGGCAATGACACAAGCCCTACGGTCGTCGAGTGTGACTAGTCGCGTTTCGCTAGGTGGCTTCTTACGCAACTCCCTGGAGACTTCGTCACCGTGCCACTCCTCGACCCTGTCGATCAGCTTTTCGACGGTAGGAGCCTTCAACTTTTTCTGGATAAAGTTGATTAGGTTCTTACCAAAGTCTCTTCCGCGGATGATAGCCCTACGACCGTCCTGGAGAAACCGTAGGGCCTGTGAGACAAGTGGGGCGTTCACGCGGCACAGGACCATATCCCCGTCTTGGACCAGGGTGGGATACTTTTCCACGGTGGAGAAGTTTTCGCTGCCTTTCAAGTTGTCCTTGTGGGCAGTGAATGGGACATAGGGTGTTCCGTGGTGAGCAGCGATTGTCCTGAGAATCTTGTTAGCTACCTTGACTACAGCGTGACTACACCGTCGAGTTTCTGTGAGTCTCAGGGACTCGATGGGAGTGTTTGGATCAGGTGAAAGCAGTAGCTTCATGCGTGGAATGCTGTCTACGTCTGCTCCAGCAAAACCATAGATAGCCTGATTGACATCCCCTACCAGAACGATCCTGCGTCCCAGCAACCTACTGAACTCCTGCTTGCACCGTGGCAAGTCTTGGCCTTCGTCGATCAGTAGCAAGTCGACTTTCGGGACGGGTAGATTCAGGACAACCGGGAGCCAGTTCTGGTCGTTGAAATCGAAAGCCCCCTGGTAGTCTGGAGACAAGCACCGTTCCAACACTCGTGGCACGAGATCGAATACCCTCTTCCGTCTGATATCCAATTCCACTCCATAGTGTCGAACCAACTGCCCGAGAACATCTGGGGTAACAGCTTCAACGTTGAAACCATCCTCTTCGGTCC